AGACTGGATAGTTGTTCCCATCCATCCTCTACGAACAGTAATTGCATTTGTGGTTCCAATACCAATACTTTCAATCTTCATTATTTCATTATCAACTTTAACTAAGTCTCCACCAAAGAATGAGGTTATTCCAGAAAATTTAAGTGTATTATCGGTTGTTAAAACTTGATCATCTAATGTTGTGGTAACTGCCGTAGAAACAATTGGTGATTGAATTAAGTTATCAATTGCAACAAGTACTTTTGGATTTTGGTTTGTTGCAGTAAATGAGTGACCAACTCCAACACCAACTGAGGTGAAATTGAGTACTTTTGGAATTGACTTTAAAGCATCTTCCGCACTTCTAGCAAGTTTAATAGTGTTGTCATTGATTTTAATTACAAATATTCCAGTTTCTGGAAGTAATGTTGTTGTAACACCAGTTACAGGGAATGTAGTCTGAGCAATGCCAATAGATTGAGTAATTCCAATACCGGCGCAAGTATATTCAATTTGCTCACCCGTCACATAGAAGTGATTTGGAATTGTAATTGTATTCGAATCAAGATTAACAACCGAAGTATTATTTCCTTCAAAGGATTTTATAAAAATAGTATCGTTTTTGTGAGTTAGTTCAAATTCTCTCTTTATATCTCTATCAGTTCCAGTATACGTACCATATCCCGTTTCTATAGTACCATTAGTAAAATCAATAGTATCTTTTGTATCATCTTCAATTCTAAGAGCATTTGTATAAACATGAACTCTTGCATCAATTCCTGCTATTGGTGTAAAGAGAACTTGAGTAGTTGCAGCAAGTCCAACAGAATTTGCTATTACTCTGGAATCAAAAGTTCCAAGCCCAGAGTGAGTTTGAATATTTGCAAACTCTGTATCGAATGTTTCTGGAGATGTTTCTCCTTCAATATGATTATCAACAACGAAATATTCTAAAAATTCATATCTATCATTTGTTGTATCGTGAATCTGAATCATAAAATATCCAGCATCATATCTATCAATTTCAGTAGAAATGTGACTTGGATATTCTGCAACAATATTTTGAGTTGGAGAACCAGACGATGCAATATCCGTCATGGTTGATTGCAATCTGGCATGTTTAATATCAACAGTTGAAATTCCTGAAGATATTGAAGACAAACCAACAACAATAGTATTAACTATCGCATTAGTTCCTATTCCAGATGGATTAAAGTCAACTTTAACATTTGAACCGTCAAGATATGCATTATATGTTCCAAATCCTACTGCAGACATTGCTCCGGCAGATGTGGTTAACTTACCATACTCCAAGATAGAAACATCCGATCCATCATGAATGACATTAAGTTCTTGAGCCTCATATTCATTGCTATTGAATGTAGCAGTACTTCCAAATGATGGGTTTGTAACATCTGGCGTAATTTCAACAAGAACTTTCAGTGAATGATATGTATTACCAATACTTACAATTGTTGCAGTCGTTCCAGCACTTACTATTGTGCTCTCTGAATCAATTAAAACTCCCCCGATAGAAGTAGAACCAGTACTCAAGAAATTATCATTTAAATTATATGAAATTGTTGTAATATCATAGTCATTCACGGATGATTTAATTGGATAGAATAAAAGTTGACCTTCTGTACCAGTAATTGAAAAGTCAAAAGATCCTTGATCATATATTGTTTCCAATCTTGCATATTGATTAATATATCCAGTTGTATCATCATGGATAAGATCGACAATTAAACCTTGTCTCTCTTGAGTAAATCTCTTATCTCTAAGATAAGTAAAATATTTTCTAAATCTAGAATCACTCAACTTAAACGTGTTAAGAACACTAAAAGCAGTTGATCTTGGATTGCTATTAAATTGGTCACTTACATCATCAATAGAGAGAACTCTATTTCCAGATGATTCTGAAAAATCAGTTAAAATTTTATTGTTAAAAGTAATTTCATTAGAAAGAATTCTACTCCCATCGGAGAAATTTAAATTATTTTCTGTTGCAATATCAAAATCAAATACACAATTAAGATCTATAAATCCATCCAAACTGCTGACAATAGTAACATCAGTCAATTGTGTAGAAATACCAACGGTTAATGGTTGATTTGTATTTGTTGCTTCAATTTGCAAATCTCCAAATTTTCTATATCCAAGAGTATGATTTATTGAAGATATTGCATCTTTCCAAGTATCAAATGGAACTGTACTTTTTAAAGAATATGAGAAATTTTGGTAGTAAAGATTATCCTGCAGTCTTTGCAAATTGTCGTTCAAAAATCCTGATCCAGTTTGAGTTCCACTGAATATCTGAGAAGAAACATCCGTTTCAAAGTAAGATTCATATGAAGTTACTGAAGATGCAACTCCAGATAATTCTGAGGTAAGTCCTCTTATAATATCTCCACTTACAAAGTTATCACTAGAAAGAACTCTAAGGGTTTTTGTTGTTCTATCCCAACTCTGAACAATACCTTCTTTACCATTAGTAGTAGCTCTTTCTCCACTAAGATAATTTGCAGTTGTTAATTGAATGTCAAAGGTTGGAAAATCTTTTTCTGCGATTATCATTCCGGAAGAATTAATTAAATCAATATCTCCTGGGGTTTCTCCTTCACTTAAGTGAGTTGATAAATTGTATGAAACACTTCCAATTCCGCCAATGTTAGGTGTTACAGAATTGAGCGTGAATAGTTTATATCCATAATCTTTAGAGTTATATCCTTTTTCAGTACCACCGATACTGATGTTTTCGATCATAACTTGATCTCCAACTTCAAATGGGAATGCCTCACTAAATCCAACTGCCATACTGACAGTCACGTCTTTAGTAATAGTACTAAACCCAATTGTACTAATACCGACTCCATTAGTATTTCTTATTGGCAATATTGATGGAGTGGAGTTATTAATTCCTCTAGTATTACTTAAAATAGTTACAGTAGAATCGCCAAGAGAATACTTAGTTGCAAGATCGGTTATTTCGTTGCCTGTTTTTCCGTCAAAAAATATTAAATCTGGTGCTGAAGAATACCCTCTACCTCCAGAAGTTATAGTAATGTTCTCAATTTTAGCAAAAGAATCAATATTAATGATTTGTGGTAAAGAAGTACTTGGTTTTAAAGTTTTATCTGTTGGAAAATCAAATCCAATATCATTAATTTTTACCTTTTCAATAATACCAATACTATCACTAACAGATATTAGGTCTCCTTTTTCTCCATCAATAGTATTAATAGAAGTTATTGAAGGTAAAGTAGTGTAATTTCTTCCCGAACTAGTAACTTCTACTGTAGATATTGGGCCACTAGTGTGAGTACAATCTGTAGTATAAGTGATATCTGATGAAGCAGATGTGTAAGAATCTGCTTCAGGAACTTCACTTAGTTCAAACGTAAAGAAATTAGTTCCTGCAATTGAAATTCTTCTATTACCATTATAAACACTATTTTTAGGTAAGATAGAATTATAATTTAGAACTTCTAGATCTGTTATTATTTCTGTTTTTTCTATAGGTATGTTGTTATCAATAATTGGATCTAATTTATAATACAATCTTTCTGGTGTAGATTGCCCAATAGAAACTACTACTTTAGCATCTGATGATATTCCGGTAGATCCTGACCTAGAAACACTAAAGTTTTTAGATGACCCATCAGTTTCCCAAAGATTTGTATAACTATCGTTAGTGTAAAAATTAAGTTTAAATGCCGAATATTGTGTAGACTGCTGAAAAAATGCTAAACTAGAATCTGATGTATCAAATTCTACTGTTGAACTTCTATAAGCCTTGATAGCAGGATTGATAAGTCCAAATTCGCCAAATGATGTACTAGAAATTCCAACTACACTTGGTGTTAAGTTAGTTGATTCGTAATGAGTGTTTGATAATTTAACATTATTATTATCAACTTTTACAATATAATAAATTTTATCATTTTCTAATCCTTCACATGGCGTAGAAGATGAGTGAATTACTTTATCACCACTTTCATATCCATGATTTAATATATTAATTGTATTAGTTGTACTATTAACACCAATAGCACTAAATGTTTCTATACCAACTAAAGTTCTTCTGTGTGTATTGTTATACTTTACAACATATGTTGTCGCAAATGATGGATTAACATCTACGATAACTTCATGTCCAGCATGAATTCCATGATTTACATCAGTCGTTACAGTTACAGTTCTTTTTGAAACGTTTCCGGAAATATTATCATAGTTTGTCGTAAAACTATGATTAGATTCACTACCAATACCAGTGAAAAATAATGTTTTTGAAGTATTACCTACACCATCAAACCCACCAGTTGATCCTAAACCAACTCTTTGAGTTGCAATTCCAATTAAATCATTAGAGATTCTAGCAACAAACAATTGTTGATTTTCTGCTAATGTCGCCGCAACTCCAATATTTTGATATTCATTATAAACTATACCACTACCACCATTTGAGGAATATGTTAGTACATCACCAGTCTGTAAGTTATGATTTCTTATGTAAAGGGATTTAATAGGAACTGCAAGAGAACTTGATCCAAAAGTTGTTCCAAGACCAACAGTGTTTAATCCAAAAGAACTAAATTGCAATACTGATCCAATTCCAACAGCTGTTGTACCAAGACCCACAGTTTCTGATGGTTTAAAATATATTTCTTTATTTCTTTTAAATTCATATTTTGTTTTAAATCCAGAGTTAATAGTAAATCTTCTTGAATCTTCTATTAACAAACTTCCAACAGTATGAATTCCGCCAGTAGTTCCATCTACAGATCTTAAAACTTTAAATCTAGAATTTTTTGTGTCTATATTTAAAACTTTTACTTTTTCTGTTCCAATACCCAAAATATCATTAGGTACAATATTTGATCCAGTTAAATTTGATGATACATTAAAGAATGTTACTAATCCAGTAATACTTGTGTTACCAACAGCAACCCCTGTGGTCCCTAATCCAACTAATGCAAATCTCTCACTAGACACACCAATTGTATAAAATCCTTCGATTTTTGATGATGTAGTAGAAATACCATTAACATCAACAATATCTAATGTATTAAAATTATGCGGTGTTGTAGATTCTAAAACATAAGTTCCTTTCTTTTTAGAAGGAATTATTTCTACATTAGACAATTCGGTTATAGATGCACTAATACTATTAACATCTCTACCTTTTAATCTGGAAATTTCTCCTGCAGCACCATATCCAGTTTCATCTGAGTCTGAAAAATTTAAGGTATCTCCAACTTTATAATTATCTCCAGAAGTTTTTACATCTACTCTAGAAACTTTTCCTCTAGATGTAGATACAATTTTTCCTGTTTGAGATAGATTATTTGGAGAATATATGTAAGGGTACTCAACTCCATCCTCTCTTAAATTATACGAAATTGTATTTCTACACCAATTATTATCTTCAATGTCATAATCATCTTGGTTTGATGATTTTTTGAAATTAAATTCATTAGGAGTTGAATAATATTTGTCTCCTAAAGTATATGGAAAAACTGGAAGTTTAAAATTTTCAAATACTCCAGAAGACTCTACAGAGTCTGGATTAACTGTTGTAAAATATGCATATGTTCCATTTGGATAATCTGGTGTTATACAAAATCTTCCATTATTTCTATCAAGATACTTATCGTCATCATTTTCATAATAAGTAAAATCTTCAACAAAAAATCCTAATGGGAAAATTGATACCGGTGGCCCACCTATACGTGAAGAATTAAGTTTGTAACCCGAATTCATAAGGGTTACAACTCCTCCATTTTTATTTGAATATCCATATGGACCATAAATTGGATTTCCATCATAAGCCCAACCAATAATAGGCGAGTGATCTGCAAATTCTGTTTCTTGAGAATTTACCAGTTTTAAATCTAATTTTCCATAAAGAGTTTCTCCCAACTCGTTAATGGAATGAACCATTTGCCTCAGTGCTCTAGGAGGATATAACGAGTAACACTGCAATCCAAAATTTTCATTCAAAGAATTTCTAATAATTACATCATCCGATCCAATTAAATTATTATTATATAATTTTTCAAATAAATTAACTCTCCAAGTTTGTAATCTAGGAACGAATTGAAAATCTCTTTCTGTTGCAATTATTTCAATTTCAACTTCTCCAGAAACATATCCAAGTCCAGGTTCGATAACCTTTACTTCACGTAGCGTTCCATTTTCAATTATTGGAGTCAAAATACAACCAACTCCAGAAGAAGAAATTATATCAATATCTGGAATAGATGTATAATCTATTCCAATATTATTTACAATTACTTCAACAATTCTTCCATCAGCGGAAACTACTGGTTTGGCTTGAGCATTTTTTCCAGAAACAATCGATACATTGGGTGGTTTTTTAAAATTAATAATCTCATTAGTTCCATATCCAGATCCTTTATCGGATAAGTGTACCGATGTCAGTTCTCCCCTAAAAATTGGTTGAACCTGGACTTCATATGCACTAGATTCAATTCCAGTAACAGTTTCTATACCAACAGGACCTTTGATTGATACTGAGATTGGAGTGTAATTGAAGTGGTGTGTTCCGCTACCAGAAGAACTAAAATCTACATATTGTTTGGTGTCATAGAAGAAAGTTTCATTGTCTGCAGATCCAATTTCAGATAATCTAAATTTGTTATTATCAACTACTGTAATGTAGTAATTATTCCCATTACTTAACCCACCAATGTTTGTAGTCCCAGAAGAATATTGTAATATTTCTCCAGATTTATAATCATGATTTTCTATATTGATAATATCAGAGGAAGTATTAATTCCTGATGAAGAGACAGATCTTTTTTTATTTTGATATCCAGATCCAGTATTAACAATGTTAATAGAATCTACAACTGCCTTTTTAGAAGAACATTCAAGTGTATGTCTTCCTATACCATTAAAAGATAAGGTAACTGTATTAATACCACTAATGGCTTCTCCAACAGTATTATGGAGTTTAATTGTAGTAGCATCAATAACTTCTGCAAAATATGTTGCATTAGTAGAAAGTCCACCAACTACTTTTTGAGAATTTGGTTTATAAACTAACTGTTCTCCATTTCTAAACTTATGATAAGTAGAAAATCCAATAGTAGAAAGAGTAACTCCTAAACCAATTCTATTTGATTGGGGATCAGAGAAAAATTCTTGAGAATGAGAAATTAATTTTAAATTGACTAGTGCATTAGCATCTTTACCATTACCACCAGTTATTGTAACAACAGGAACTTCTGTAAAATCAAATCCTCTATCAATAATTCTAAGTTCTCTTAAACTTCCATTGACCGCAAGAAATCCTGTTGCACCAGTTCCAACTGGGTCTGTTATAGTTAGTTCTGGTGGATTAATTAAGTCGAAGTCAATTCCAGGTGAAGATACTTTAACTTCTTCTAGTTTTCCTGTGTGAATTATATCCGTTGACTTATAATTTAAAAGTTCAACTCCATTAACTAAAATTCCAGTAGAACCTGGTTCGGTTTCTACTTCAACATCACTATTAATTGGAGTAGCAATTTCTCTATAGAGTTTTTGTGCCTCTGTATTTTTATTTTTTGTTTCAGATTTTTCTAAAATGTTATCGTTAACAGTAGTACTTTCTATAACTACAAATTTTGAGGTATATAAGTTAGCTAACGACCTTGCTAATTTTATCTTATTATGATCCACTCTGAAGATATAATATGTTCCCTCACCACCAGTATCTCCACCAAATAATGAAGATAAAATTGTAGTTTCTTCTACAGTTTCTCCATCACCAACCTCAACTGTACTCGTAATTTTTTGTGGAATATATGATACAGATTCTCCGCTATAATATCCGTGATCTGATATCTCTAAGGTTTCTCCTACAAATGAACCACTAAAAGTTTTTATTGGTTTATTTGCAACAATTGGTTTTTCTTTATAAGAAGGTAAAGAGTTTGATGCAACTAAAATTGAATCTCCATATTGCTTTTTATAGACATTTTGAATGTTTGCATGAAACTTATTAACTTGGGGGAAAAATGTAGATGTTACTTTTCTTATACTTCGTTGTGCATAGTATTCTACACCAGCATTAAGAGTACTAGAAGTTTTAATCGTTATAATTCTAGAAGAAATAATATCAGAAACTTCTGCATTATAAATTTCAGCACCTGATGCTGAAATAATAACCAAATTATCACCAAGCAGTAAATAATTATCTTTATTGAAAGTTAATTTGTATGTTTTTGGTGAAACATTTCCAATTAATTCAATATTTGCAATTAGATATTTTACTGGATTATTATATAACCAATTTTTAAACTTAAATGAATTTTCTTCAACACCAAGAGTTTTTATATTAAAACTATCTCCAGGTTTATAGTCAGTTATCCCATCTTGTTTTGAAAATCCAGATAGAACTGAAGAGAGACGAACTACAATTGATGAACCATCTTCGTCTGGTTTGACCGAAGCAAAATCTTCTGTACTTAAGGTATCTCCATCGATTAAGGTTTCAGTGATATTACTACAGTCTAAGAACTGAGTTATTGTTTTTGATGTATAGGATACGATACCAGATTGGTTAGCAACTCCTGTGGGATAATCTACATAAAGAGTTCCCGAGTTTGGAAATCCAATTGTCGAGTCAACATCAATAAATGTTGATCCAGAAGAAACATTTCCAATTATATGAGTTTTTGGTGCAACTTTGAATTCACCTGAGGTAGATCCAAGAACACTGGCATTCCTATTGTATCCACCATCATATGAAAGTTTAAAGAAATCTTTTCCAATTCCAGTATTAATTTTTTCTACATCATATATTGAAGTGTATGTTTTATCATTATCCCCTTGAAATATAGTCCTACTATCCAGTTCTGGAGGATTACCAATAATTGGTTCAACTAAAAAATTAGAAGTAACTAAATTTCTAGCATTTGATGGTGTAAATAAAGATTCTCTAGGCTTTACAATTTCAACATTTACTCCATAAAGAGCATTGAAAAGAATCTTATAGGACTCATCTGTTCCTTTACTTGTATAAAAATCCTTTGACTGCTTTATGAATAGATTTTGGTTGATATTAGAGGCTAATGGTCTCTCAGATAATCCAGGTAAAAATTGAAGTTTTGCTTTATTTAAAAATTCTTTTAAAAATAAACAACTTAAATTTTGTATAGTATCACCATCTGCATGTTCTTCTGCCAATGTGGAACTAAAAACAAGCTCTCCTGGATTGGAATCCGAATTATATGAAGTTACACCATTAAATCCTCTAATACAACCAGTAAAAGAAGATATTGTTTTTCCGGTATATGTTATTACTTCATCACCTATTTTTAGAAGTCCATAAGAACTAGGAAAATCTGTAGTTCCTTTTGGAGAATCTGAAAGATTTATATTAATTGTTGTTGAAAATTCATCAGTATCACCACTCAAGATTACTTCATGATCTATTGAAGTTTGTTCATCCAGTTTTACATATTGATCAATATTTTGAATTAAATCAATAGGACCACTTTTATATTCTTGTCCAATATAATATTGCTTTAAAAATTCAGAGATAAGGGGGAACTCATTCTCAACATATGCTGGGAGTTGATTCTTAACGATGTTGCTAAACTTGATTCTTGTTTCTGACATTTTTTTTGTATATCTCTAAATTAGTAACCGCTGCCAGCACCCGAAGGCGTTGATCCACCAGAAGTACCAGAAGTTGAAGTTGTTCCGGTAAAAGAATTATTAGTGGTAGTAATATCTGCAGTAGTAACTACAGTAGGTGTAACATTTTCTGGTCCGCCAACACGAACCAAATTACCTTCTGCATAAGAAGAAGATACAATGTAACTTGATGCTGATGGATCTAGTCCTGATGCGATTTCGTCTGACACCATTTCAAATGTACTGTTACTAGTATCTAGTTGCAAATAAAGGTCCTGTAATCCGACAACATCATTTGACAATGGAGTTGCTTGAATTTCAATAATTTGTTGACCATCTTTTTCCATACCAGCAGTAATATTAACTGCATTGATAGTTATTATCCCATTTATATAATCAATAGTTCCTACATTAGATCTTACAATAGATGGATTTTGAGATCCTACATTTGGAAGACTAAAGAAGAACAATGAACCAGTTGTTCCTTCAGAGTTTGGAATATCTCCAAGATATAGATTTTCAGTAACTCCAAAAATTCTAAATGCAGAAGATTTTATATTATATCCAGAACTATTTGCAATATGAAATTGATTTCCAAATCCAATTTGATATTCTGCAAGTGTACTGGGTACAACTCTCAAATCTCTTCTCATCTTCATAACAGTAATGTTTGATGTTACTGATGGATGACTATCATCAATAATTTTCAAAAATTTACTATATTTAAACCGAGCACCATATTTATTTAATTCAGTAGAATTTGCATACTTAGACGCATTATTAGAAACTATTGAAGAAACATTAGCTGATGACGGTGCTAAATTTGTGTTGTAGTAAATTTTTGAACTTATTTCAATATAAAGATATTTGAGATCTAAGATTTCAGGTACAACACCTGCAACTGCATACTTCTTCAGTTTTAATTTAATATTTTCTTTAATCAGATTTGGTAAGAAATCTCCAAACTTTGGTTTTATACTAATGAAAACTTTTCCATATTGTGGTGGGTTTAATTCTTCTCCACCAAAAACTGAAATTGATTCAGTATCTGGATATATTCTTGATGGAATAAGAGTTTCATAATCATCTGCAGTTACTGCACGATTCTGAGTGGCATAAATTTTTGGTGCATATTTTCTAACAGACTCTACACC